AAAATAATTGGCTATGCTTGTAAAGAAGTCATATAGCTTCATATAAAATTTTGTCATTGTTTCCTCTTATTTATTAGTTGTAATCCCTGCTTTCCAAAACGATACCCAAATGAACTGCCTATAACTATATAGAGCATATTAGAAAACCATTCTGGGGTATGTTGGTCTAAAAATATAAATCCTTCTTTTATGTATGGTTGTGTGCTTGGAATAAAACAACAAATCAAAATGCCACCAAATATCAATGTCCAGAACTCATCTTTAAGACTATCGCCCATTTGGTCTGTAAGATTTTTTTCATTAAGCATTTGTGAAGTAGCTTCTGTTTCATAAACTTTAGCTTCTGCTTTTGCTCTAGCTACTTTTACTTCTGATTCTGCTTTTGATTTATCAACTTTGCCTTTTAGCCATGTACCTGCTAATTCAGCTATCGGACTTATTAATAAATTGAACATTTACACCATACTTCCCAGGCAAAAACCCTTATAAATCAATGACTTATATGCTTTTCCCTAACTTTTCAATTAATCTTTCTGCTCTATTAGTTGTTTGTCTATACCATAAACTGTCTTTCATCTCGGTTTGTGCAGACTTTATGTCTCCATCTAATAAAGCTTGTTTAAATTTTCTAAATTTATTTAATCTAGGTAACCCTAATTGAAATACCATATGTGTTACACATTCTTTAACATTTTCGTCTACATTCATGCCTTCTGTAAACTTTTCCATATCATTTATAGCAACATATAAATCAGCTTCAAAACATTCATCAACTCTTTCTTGAGACACAACTGTTCCTACTTCCATATCATTTTCTGGGTCTGATGCCCTAACCAAATGCCCAATTCCTAGAGTTTTGTAACCAAGTGAATCATTATACAAAATGTGTTCACCAGAATCATTGAGTTTTACACCTTCTTCAAATTTAATATGTTCTTTTAATTCTTCTAAATTCATTTTTCCACCTTATGTTCCTGACCTATCCAAATACCAAAAATACCAGTCATAACACCCATTACAACCGATACAAAAGCTGATTGTGATGCAGTAGGGTCATCAAGTGCCATAAACCATTCTGCACATCTCCAAGACATTATAGTGCTTACAAGCATCATTAATCTTGGTAATATTTTCCATTTTAAAAAAGTTTCTACATTCATTGCATTAATAACTCATTCAATCCAAAACCCTCTAATAAAATAAGGGTAAAAAATAATAATAAAATACCACCTGCTATAAGTTTACCAGAAAAATTTGTAGAACCAATCTTTATTGCAACAAATTCATTACTTAATATTCTTAAAGATAATTCAAAGCTATTTTCATCAATTTTAACATTTACTGGTTTTTCATACATTTTTTTTGTATCTAATTTTTTTTCCATCAATACACCTTTATTTTGTCTGGGTTTATACTTGGAACTAATTTACAAATACATTCATAAGTTTGGTTACCATCTTCTGACATAAATACTTGCCCACTTAATTTTTTAGCATAGTAAGTGCAATCTGAAATAGACCTAAAATAAATTTTTGCTTCATTCATTTGGCTAGGTTGCATACAACAATATAGCATAAATGCAGTAATCAATCTTTTATGCTCCTTAAACTATCCATAACTTTGTCAATATCTGGCATTTTAGAATTTAAAGTTTTAAACTCACATTTGAATTTTCTAGGACAAAACACCTCAATCATCATTGTGTAAGTTTTGTTATTTCCCTCATATATACAAGCTTTTTTATTTGTATATTTAGATGTTAACCTTTTCTTTAATCTACAAGTTGTGTATTTCTTTGGCTCTATTTTGCCCTGCCAGACCTTTTGTCTATATGTGTAGTCTTTGGGTGCATTATACATTTTGCCATCTGCAAAGGCTTTTAAACCCATAACAAGCAACAATATAAAAACACCAATACCTAATAATGTAAATGCTACCCATTTAATTGCTTCTAAAACTTCTTCTCTTCGTTTTTTGGCTTCTAATTTGGCTTGTCTTTGTGCTTCTTTCGCTTGTTTTATTTTATCGGCTCTTTCGGCTAAAATCTGCTCCCAAGTGCCATATCCAAATCTGTCTTGGATTAGCAATTTTAACTCATATCTAGCTTCCTCAAGTAACTTTCTATCAATAAAATCTGATGCTGTTGATTCAATGCCAAACTGTTGAGCAATGCCCATGCCCTTGCCTTGCTTCTTATTCATTTGTTCTTCGCCTTCAAAGAACCCATCAATTTGCTTGGCTATGTCTTTTATATCTTTTGCTGTGGCTATGTTGCTCTTTATAAACTCTACTGATTTTTGAACTAGAGCAATACCAGTAAGAATTTCTGCAACTACCAAATTTACCTCACTAACAACCCTATGAGCATCACAATCGCAGTGCCAGATGTTGCAATCATGATTCCTTCAATTCTTTTGACCTTGTTCAATAATTCTGTAAATCTTTCATCACTTACTGCAATGTGCTTTTCTAATTTTAAATTTATACTTTGAATAGATGGTTTAGACATTATGCCCCTACCTCAAATGCTGTCATTTGTGCATTAGTGCCACCTGATATCCCAGTATGAGAATTAGACGAATAAGTTCTTATTGAGTAAGAATATGTTTGTTGTGATGTACTATTTGGACTGTCAAGAAAGTGAAGTGTTACTGGTGTTCTAGTGTTTCCGTTAGTATCTTGAAAAACACCTAAACCTTTATCAGCATGACCTAAATTAGTACCACCAGTGATAACAGTATTTTCTGATGTACCACTCGTTATATTTCTATGTATGCTTAATGCAAAATCACCACCACTTTCAAGGTAAGGATTACCATTAACTATAATAAAAATCTTACTGCTTGTAGAACTGGGTGTAATTGAAACTTGAATACCCCCATATTTCCAACTGGTGTTTGTTGTTCCTGCTTGGTCTGCTGTTACTGGTGTTGCACCTACTGCTTGTAAAAATTTACCTGCACCACTAACAGTACCAGTAAATGCAAACGTATCTGCTAAATTTATTCCTTCTGCTTGTGTTTTTACTAAAGGCATAAATTACTCCTTTGGCTTTGTAGGAAATTTAAAATTTTTATCAGACAAACTTTGATATGTCTTAGTAATATCTCGTAAATCTTGACGATACTTTTTCTGTGCATCTGTCATTGTTAAATCTGATGATGCCCACCAATCTGTTTCAGCTAATAATCTATTTCTTTTCATTCTTAGTTCTGCTAAATCTCTATCAGCCTTACCATCAATCCATTCTTTTTTTATGGCATCTAATTCTTTTTGTTCTTTATCAGTTAAAGTAACAATTTTACCATCAACCATTTTTGTTTGATTTGCCATTATTTTGTTATCCCATAAACTGTTATGTCATGTGATTGGAAACCATTTCCGTCACTTGCATCTATGATAAAACCTTTTACAATTGTTGCATATTGTGAAGCAATCAAACCACCTATGGAATAACCACCCTCTGGCTGTGAAGTAGTGTAAAAAGTTCTCCAAAAAGTTTTTAATGCACAAGGATAATTTGCACTATTGACGTGTTCCATAAAAAAACTGAATGATGAACCTGCACCAGTTCCATTATTTACTGTTGAGTAATTTAGCCTTACATAAGTTGTCGTATCATATGCTTCTCCAAGTGCAAGTGTATTCAAATCCATACTGTAATTACTACCAGTAATTTGTCCTGATGAATTTTTTAAATATAACCTTATGTTTGCTTGATTTACTGGTCTTACATGACCAACAACATAGTAAGTGTCGTAAGTTGTGTTAATATAAGTGTCTCCAATATCCAAACTTGTCACAGTGCTTGTTGTTGAGTTTGAATAAAGTTTTTTGAACCCACCTGCATCACCAAAAGATAAATTTCCTGACCCATCAGTAATTAATGCTTTATCTGCTACTGGTGCAGAAGTTGGAAATGTTAATGTATAATTTTGTCCATGAGTATGTGCAGGTGATGCTAATTTTATTCCATGTGTATTAAGGCTACAATTTAATTGTAATGTTCCACTAGTACCACTAGAAGTTCCATCACCTTTTATTTGTAATCCTGCACTTGATGAACTTGATGCAAAGTTTGTCTTAGCATTTGTTACTGTACTATCACTTGGTGTGCCAATATCTAGTACGTTACCCAACACAAGAATAAAATCTATCGTATCACTGGAAGATAATGTGCCACTACTAGGCAAAAATGTAATAG